CGGGCTTACGTTGTGTTAGCTTTAAACTGGGCTGTGCTCTTACGGGCACAATGCGGGATCAGCTTTACGTCCAGATCGCTCTCCAGAGACGGGCGAGTTTCAGGTCGCGCCAAGACGAAAGCAGTTTAACGTCATGCTGAGGACGGTGGTACACTAAAGATAAAGCTCATGGCCACGTCCGGTATGCCAGACGAGCTCGCGAAACTCGAAGTCAACATCCAGCTTAGTGTACTGTGCTGGAATACCATGTTCTAACCATCCGAGATATTCGTCCTCGAAATCGCACTGTTGGCGGATGGTGATCCCAGTGCGTCCGGCGAAGGCTGCTCTCCCGGCAGGGGACGCCCGAACGACGGGCGCCGAGCTAGAGAGCAGGGCGTTAATGAAGGTGGTGGTATTGTCTTCAAAGTGCGCTATAAGATTGTAGCGCATCTCCGCCTTCCGGAGGTTCTTCATCAACACGCGGTGAAGCCTTGCGGGATTCACCTCGGTAAGCAACCGATTGCGAACAACCTGAGCAAAGACGCCGATTATGGGCGTGAAAGCATCGGTGTGGGCGTACGAAAACGCCTTCGCAAGCATGAGGATCATGGTGTCACCGGGTGTGACAGAAGTGTGGATCTTAGCAAGGGTACGATAGGGGTCGGCGTAGCTGCAAACCACGCCGGCATCCTCGTACAAATAGCGACCGCAAAAGCTGAGCTGTTCAAAGCTGTTGACGAAGGTCAATTTTATACTCAAACCTAACAATGAAATGTAGGAGAGATTGACCTCGAGTTGGTCGCGCCACTCCGATCTATACCCGATCAGTATGTCATCGCCCTCATGGTAAGTCCACCAGTCCTCTGTAGGTATATGCCTGAAGCACATCCATACAGCGAACCGGCAAACACCAGCGTTAAAAGTGGACGTATGATTATCACCGGACCGTCTCTGTCCGTGTATGACATACTTCACCCCCAGGTCGTTGACTCCACTGGAGGTGAAACAATACTCGAGCCATTCAACAAACAGATCACAATCCACATGTTCCGAGTAAGCATGTCTCATGTGACCCACTTCCACGACGCGCTGCAGGTTCTCATCTATAGATTTGTCGAGTCGGTCAAAGTCTATATCTGCGAACGCGTCGAACTCCAGAAGGCGGCTAAGCTTTTGATCCCGCTCCGCAGGGTTTAACCCCTTCACCATGTACGGGCAGTAGTGAGCTGCCTTGTCCATTGCTGCGATAACGGGGCCCAGTAGCACCATCAGGCCGGGATCCGGTGGGGAAATATTCCGCGGATCTGTATTTCTTACCGTGGTTTCCACCTTTATGAAGTTCTTTATGAGGTTTACCTTGTTTGGATTTATACCCATGGTCTCGTACTCTTGTCGGGCTGTTTTGAGTATGGCGGCCGGGCCTCGTGGGTACCTCAATACCCATTCCTCGAACTGCATCGGCTGCAGCCCGGTCATCCACGCAAGGTTTTCGGCTTCCTGTACCAGGTACCATTGCCAGAGACAGTGGAGGGGGGTCGACACCGGCGGGAAAACCGATGATCGCACCTCGAGCACGCTGAGCCGCGGCGTTGTGTAATCCGGCGACTCGGCGTACTGTTCCCACAAATTCGTTGAGGTCTCTGATAGGTCTAGATCTCTGATTTGGTCCAGCCCGCACCCCATCGGCGTAAATTGTATATGATTTCGTAATAACCTCTTCGAACACGGACTGGGTAGGTCGCTCGCCAAAAGCAGCGAGAAACAACGCTGGTCCGAATAGTCCGCAACCGAGACCTGGAACCTCGCACAAGACTCCGTCTTGGTCCCATAGAACATTGACGAAGCCAGACGCAGTGGCAGCGTTCTGGCCAGATCGTTCCGTCTGGAAGCAGACAAGCAGGTCGGGTTGGGTTTTTCGAACACGACCACCATGATCGTGGGTTGTAACACGGCCTCTGACATAAGTCGAAGTATCCGTTTGGTGTGGGGATACAGATCTTCTGAGGCCGGCCATCCGCCGTGTTCGAGCACCTCCACCATTACGGGGGGGCTCGCCAACGGATTCTGCAACGTCTGATGATGTTCCGCCGACCCCGGGCTGCCCGCCGGGATCGACGTCATCACCACATATACTTTCTCTACATTCGGAAACAGGTAGCGATCCTGCGTCGGAATGATGTTCCCCTTCCCCTGAAACCCCACCAATAGGGGCGTCGTCTTCGGACCCCACGATAATACGCGAGTCTCCACCGACGCGATCGCATTTTGCTGCGTCATCGCCGGGACGAGGTTCATCGCCGTTGTCGGTCCCGGCATCAGCGCCCGGCAACGGAGCTTGAAAGGGCCCAGTCGCCCGCCGGGGATCGCACGGTGTACAATGGACCATCAGGGATAACATCTCGTAATTCTGCAGGTGCACCTCCTGCCACTTCCACGGAAATAAATGCCTCGTGGATGGTGCACGCATTACGAGCTTGCTAAGCGCCATGTCTAAGGCGGCGCTGATGTCATGGGAAACGTAAAGTCGCACACGAGCTATGGCGCGATCTAGCATGCCATACTCCACCGGGTCATCGGTAACAACAGACCGGACCAACGTGGCTGCCTGGAAGTCGCAAAGCATGATAACAAACTTGACGACCAAAACTGGGCACCGTGCTGCGCACTTAACCGAGGATAACTGCCCCAACGTATACGCCCTGACCGTGGAGTAAAATTTGGGGCCCCGCTTCATGTCTGCGAGAGTGGTCGCGCATTTATTCACGACAGCAGCGGGCACTCGGTCCTGGCCGAATACGCTTGAGAAAACGTATTCACCGCGTCTGGAATCGTAATCGACCGTTCCCTCGTTGGCAACGAAGCGTTTGGGTGATGGGCGGACGATTTCTAAGCTGCGCTGTAAAGTGCCAACGCTTAGATGGAGTTTGCCGATACCATTGGGTATGGTCTTAACACCAACGAAGGTCACGTTAGCGTGACCAACCGCGGCACTGCGGTCCAAGGGTGCATTGGACGCAGTGATGACGTACGGCGTGGCGAAACGAGCCGCCATGGCCGCATCATCGGTAGCAACGAGGGCCAGTCCTTCGTTGCCACAATCGCAGATGGGCGCACACGCATGTTCAGTGGCGCCATTCACATCCGCGGGCAGCTCGACTCCACCAAGGACCACCCTTGAGCATGGTAATGCATTAAGGTGGGCCGCCAACTCGACAGCCCTCAGCGCATCTAACAACGCTGACGGAGTCTGGACCGGCGGCACTCGGATGACCTTGGTTGCCCTGGTATAGCGCCATAGCAAATACCAGAGTGAGCCGCACCCTAGGATGGTCAAAGCAAAGGCTTGAATGTTCTCCGCGAATGCTGAGCGGATAGCTGGCGCCAAAAGTGCGATGCGCCTAGCAGCCTGGTTTTGGGTAATGGTTTGCCAAAAGTGGTCAATGGTAATCAAATAATTAACCAAAGCACAAGCAAACTCGCTCATGATCATGAAACGACTAGAGCGACGGCCAAATACCGCCTTGACCATTCTCAAGTACGCGAGCACAGTTGTTATGCGCCCCAACGTACCGCTGTCATCCTTGGAAAATATGCGCAGATTATGTGCGGCATGTGCAAGGAATCGGTCGGTAAGTTTCTTACCTGACCTACGGATGATGGCAAATGATAGTGCGTAGCCAAACATCCTCGCCGACTTCATGATGCCGTCAGCCATGAGTCCTGCCTTTTCTTTCGTCAGAAAGGACTCATAAGCCTGGGCCATGGCATCCCGGCCAGCTTTAACTGGCGGCTCCAGGGTACCTATATCCAAGTACACCTGGGCGGCATGCACCAGGGGCATACCGATACCGTAAGTCATGTTGTTTAAGACCTCCTCGGTACCCGCCTGCCCAACTATACCGATAACGGATGGCGTACAGTGTTGCCAGATGTATCCACCCAGCAGGTGGACGCACGTACTGTATGCCTGCATCAACACGTTATCTATGGACGCCGCAGGCGTTGAGCCCCTAGCTGCGACGTACTCCGCTCCTGCTTCAACTAACCCCTCAACAACTTGCTTGGAAAGAGACATGAAAAGAGACGAATTGGGTATCCGGACCGTTCTCCCGGAGAGTTATGGCGCTGTGGAAGGCTTATTTGTG